ATCAACGATTATACTTGTTTTTTAAAGTGTTTATAAGTTCATCTTTTTCTTTTAAAACTGAAACTAGCCAGCATAGCCCGTTAGGATGGTCCCAAGGGGTTTCCCCTGCAGGATACACTCCTTTACCTAAACCCTCATCATGGTCAGCCCTCTTTTCGCAGATTTCATAATAATCATAATTAGGATGACTACCGGAAAGATTCCATTTAGTTCCTTTAACTATATCACTCTCTTTGTCACTTATCTTCTGAGCCTTATGATAAGCCTGCTGAGTTTCAGTTCTTGCTAATCGTAAAGCATTCCCTTTGACTGTTGCCCTAGGCTGATTAATAGTATAACTCAAACCATTTTTAGTAGTTATCGTATCTCCAGCCTGCAATCCCGGCTTAATATCAGTTCTCCATGCCGGCCCTGGTTTTTCCAGATAGTCCTCAACAGCACGGGAAAAGTTAACAGCGCTTTTACCCTGGTTAACCGATTGCTCAACAATTGATTTTAACTGTTGATTCATAGTACCCTGTAACTTCCAAATTCTATCTGATAATTTATAACCATCGGTCCATCTATAGTCCCAAACAAAATCCCTGATATTATCAAGCAGTCCTTCCCCATACTTAACTCTAAGTAAGATACCATCTTTGCCGTCTGTGAGTGCTTTTCTCAAAACTTCCCGGCTGGTACCAGTGGTTTCATTCATCATTTGTTTGATATACCATTTAGCTGCTTCATCCTGCCCGGTAATAGCAATATCAGCACTCCTAACAATATTATCATCGAGGAGGTCCTTCATCTCATCAGCAAACCAATAAGAAAGACCATCAATTTCTTGCTGCATAGCGTCCATACTAGCTGTAGTAAGATTGCCAGCTGAATCGGAATAATCATAAGCAATACGCCTTATTCTGTCTTTAAGTCGATTGTTAATATCCCCATAATTTTTCTCCAACTGTTGTTGTATTCCGAGAAACTTTTTTCGGAACTGTTTTTGAATGTTTATATATTTTTTTTCATCAGCCATTACAGCTCAACCTCTTCTCCAAGTTCTTCTTCTAGTCTGGAGCTAAAAGCATCTCCCATCGACCTCTGATCTTCTAATCTTGCAATTTCTTCCTGAGGATCATCAACCCACGGATGATTAGCTGCTATAGTTTCATCGCTTATAACACCTTTTGAGTTTTTGGCAGACTCAACTTTTTCTGCTTCATTAGTAATCATGGAACGGTTAAAAGTAATTTTAATTACATTATGATCGTAATCTATATTATCAACTATACGAAAATATTCAGCTATAAACTCTAATAACTTTCTGATTGATTTTTTATGTTTTCGTTCAACAGTATCACATTTTAAATCAAGCTGAGCATATAAAAATTGCAGAGCCACACCAGAAGGACTATTGCCAAATTTATCAGTTTTGACATTAACTCCCTGACTAAACATAAAAATATCTTCTGCCAGTCTATCTGTATGCTCTTTTTTTGCCTTAATAGGGATATCAAGAGTAATAGTTTTTACATCGCCATCCCCATCAACCTTGAGTGCTCTATAATATCTTAAATTTCTTTGAAATTCTTTTAAGTCCTGTCCAGCATAATTTTTTAGTACAAATAATGCATCTTGAATTTCCTCTAAGTTATTAGCCAGATCAGATCGATTCTTATCGTACTCATCTACTAATTCTTTATAATCATTAAGATCAGGTAACAATTCCTCGTTGTTTTTGAAGGGAATAAAAGGTACCATTCCCCAACCTTCACCATTGGTAATTTTTTCATTCCCTATAGTTTTCACACGATAAAAATGAGATTGTTCATTCTCTTCAACCGTCAAGGTGTCTGGTATCAAACCCCCGGAGCTATCTTCAAGATAGTATCTTACATCTTCTTTGGTCCAGTATTCTGCACGCACTCTTTCTTCTCCATTAACAGTCATAATATAATATCGTATTACTGCATCTACTTCTTCTTGTTTTTGTGTCTCCCAGATAGGAATCACTTGCCTGGCATCTATTATTGTATATTTGAATTCTCCATTTTCATCTATATAGACATGAAGCCATTCTACTCCTTTGTTACTGCTGCCTTTGACTAGTTCATTCATGGCATCATCAAAGGATTCATCAAGTATTTCATTGATTTCATTAACAAATTTTTCATTAGGACTAGCCTGATTTCCTTCTCCATCCTCAGTGGCCTGTTTATCAGAAAAAGTAATTGGTTTACCTACCAGGTAACCCATTTTTTGCTTGACTAGTAGTTTATGCCAGTTGTGCGGTATACGATTGTTAATAGCTGCATTATCAACTACCTTTGTGCCATTGTCATAATAGTATATTTTCCTGTCTTTAATATCATTATCGTTTTTAAAATATTTAACCCCTTCATCCATTACAGAAGTGTCATTTTCTTCTACTATTTCTTTAATTATATTTCCCATAGTTGGAGTTCCATTTTCAGCAATTATCATATTAGCTATATCTGTTTGAGTTATCAAATTTAGCACCTCCTTAAGTGAGGAAATCTAGCCCAACTTTGTCTCCGTGTTTAAAGTACATGGCCATATTATCTATACAATCATCATGCTTATTTTCTTTCGGGTCTTTATTGTAATCACCGGCTTCTGTGATAAATTCTTTATAATTTTTATCTGCATCATCCCTAACATATAAATCTAGTTTAATCCGGCCTGACTGGCTCAATATTTTTTCATGCTTATTCTCAGTGGACCGGAACTTTTGAACCTTAATTTTATTTTTAGTCCTCTTCTTCATTTCACTTTCATAATAGAGTCCTTCATGGTTTTCCTCTACTCTAACAAATTGAGGCTCAAATTTATTAATCAAACTGGCCATAATTGGTATCACAACTGCTGCATCGCGATCATCCTTGTAGGCTTCTATCAAGTAATGATGTTCTTCATCATACTTGGCATATATTCCAAGAGTAGCACTATCAGATCCACTGCTGGCGGTATCTATTATTGCTGTTAACTTTGCAGCCTGATTTAAATCAATTTTACTTAGACTAAACTTACTTAAATCTTTAAGCAATCCCCCTTCTGGTTTAACAAACTTACCTTCAGCATACATAGCGTATAAATCAGGATTAGTGTTTTTGTAGTCTTCTATATCAGCTATTTGTTGTTTAGTTAAATGCGGGTTGTCTTTATAAGTGTTAACAATAATCATACATGGAGTAACAATTTTTTCTCCGTCTTCAATCTCTGTTTCTATATTTTGGATAAATACTTTAGACCGACCGTCAGGAAACTTTTCTATAATTTTATCCGGTTTTTTCTTAAAAAATTCTTTATTGATAAACCCGTCCTGGTTAACCGGGTTCATTGTCAAAAACAGCTTCCTGTCTTTGGGATCGCCACCTCTAAGCTGGATCTGTAATGCTTTAAATTGCTCATAAGTTATATTTTGAGCTTCTTCATACCAGGCAGCAGTAATACCGTTCAATGATTTCACTCTCTTTTGCTGTTTGCTTGAATAGTACCCTTTAAATAATATAGAGTTATTGGTTATTTTATGTGTTATTTTAGCGGGTTCTTTTGTGCTGTGAAACATGCTTCCCCAATCACAATCCTCAATTCTCTCTAATACATTAGTTTTGACTCCTTCGTTAATATTTGTTTCAACATCCTCAACAATTAGCATTTTATAATCTTTTAAATCGTTTAAGTTCATGGTAGCTAGCTGGCCCATAAAATGAGTTTTCCCTGAATTACGGCCACCAACTAATATATAAACTGGATAATCAGTTTCCAGAATGTAATCATAATATATAGATAGTACTTCGATATTTTTTTTTGCTTTAGCTTCCACCACTATCGCCTCTAACTAAATTGATAGTTGGCAGCTCATTAATTTCTATTTCTTGCTTATCGACAAATATAGCATATCTTTTTCCAAGTAATTCAGCAGCCTTTGTTCTTTCTCTAACTTTAGGAGGCTGTCTTATTTCTCTTTCTCGGCCATGATCATCAAAAAAGACATCAACTTCTTCTTTTTCTCCTCTCATTACTTCTGTAAGATATTCCAATACTTCATCCTGAGAGGCTATTCTAGCAGAATCTTTTTCTTTTAACCTTTTTTCTATATAATTTTGAATG